GTCGATGAAAGCAACGTAGTGACATCGATTATCGAGGAAGGTTCCTTTGTTTCTTATAACAAGGTTCCGCTACCGGCCCAAATCGTTATGACTGTTGTTTTGGATGGCATGGAGTCAGAACAGCAGTCAACGATTCAAGCGTTAAGGCAAGCCAAGAACTCCACTGATTTCTTTGAAGTGGTAACGCCTTTTGAAACCTATTCAAACATGAATATCACTGGTTTGAGATATTCGAGAACGGTTGACAGAGGCGCTACCAGAACGATCATGGACTTGGTGCTTCAGGAAATCCGAGAAGTTAGCGTTATTACTCGAAGCATGTCGTCTCCAAGTCAGACAAAAAATGCGAGTTCGGTTTCTGCGCGGAACATAGGCAAAGTCGATGCCAAAACGCCGAGCGTTGATGTTTCTTCATTGTTGAGAGAAAACGTTGGATTTATTGGTGGTGATGCATGAGAGTTCAGATTGAATTACAGGCTATTCCCAATCAAACAGCTTCTGTTTTACTCAATGATCAAGAGTGTGAAATTCAAGTCAGGCAGATGGGAAATCGACTTTTTATGTCGCTTTCTGTTGATGATGACGTGATTTTCAAAAACGTGCTTTGTCCGATAGCGGCTCCTATCAATGGAGCAGAGGTTTTGGGATTCTCAGGCGTTCTCTTTTTCTTAGACACGAAGGGAAAGGATGATCCTCAATGGGAAGAACTAGGAAGTCGTTGGCTTCTGTTCTACGCTTCGCCCGATGATGAAATGTATCAGGAGCTGATGGATGCCCGAAATCTTCACTAAAAAGCGTATTCGCATTGAAGTTTATCTTAGGGCCGGGAAATTCGAGGATGGCAATAATGTTCTGGTGATTGACGATCTGCCAATGCACGTAGAAATCGTGAAGGCAGGAATCCCTTCTTTCCCTGAAGCCACGATCACCATTTGGGGATTGTCTCTTTCAAAGATGAAGGCTCTCAGCATGAAGGGGCACGTCATGTTTCAGTCGTACAGAAACCGCGTAAAAATCTACGCGGGCGACAGTGAGCCTGACAAGTTGCCTTTGGTGTTTGTTGGAGAGGAATCATTCGGTTCTGCGATGATGGACGCACAAGGCGAAGCCCGCTTTGAAATGAAAGCGTTCACAGGTATTTATGCCGCCATGACTCCGGCCAAGCCAATGAGCGTCAAGGGAAGCGTTCCTGCTTCTGAAATTATTCAGCAGTTTGCCACTGACGCCGGTTATAAGTTTACTAATCAAGGCGTGACGACACAGGTAACCGATTGCATTGTCTATGGTGACTCCATTACCAAAATGAGAACAGTGGCGGATGCAATCGGTGCGGATTTAATTATCGATGATCAAGAAGTGATTCTGCTTCCGAGAGAGTCTTATAGGCAGTCGCCATATTTAGTGATTAGCCCCGAAACAGGAATGCTTGGTTATCCTAGCATCAACTCTCAAGGCATTAGCGTGACTTTTTTGTTCAACCCATCCATTCGGTTTAGGCAGATGATTCATGTTGAAAGCGTGATACCGATGGCGACCGGTGATCATGGAGTCATTAAGCTGCAACACGTCATTGACGCTAATCAAAATAGCGGCGGTCAATGGCAAACAACCATAGAAAGCCTTTTCAACTACGGTTTATGAGCGAATCAGTATTTTCAAATCAAGGGCTGTACTCGGGAAATGATTTTCCTAACGCGTTGGACTTTATCGTTCGTTCGATTGTTCGACAGATGATCAATACGGCTTTACCTGTTATAGTCGAAACGGTGTTTCCTGGTGATCAAAATGCAGCGGGCTATGTTCAATGTTTGCCATTGGTGATGCCACGAGACCCCAAAGGAAATTCTATCCAAACGGTATCAATACCGAAGCTTCCTTTCTATCGTCTCTACGCAGGACGGGCCGCCATCGTTTGCGACCCTGTCCCAGGCGACATTGGATTGGCTGTTTTTGCCCAACAGGACAGCAGCCGAGTCAAAACAGGAACAAAAGAACCACAATCAGCGGGTTCTTTCCGATGCTTTGATATGTCGGATGGCTTTTATTTAGGTGGCTTTTTCAACGGAAACGGCGACACCAACATTATTTTTGATCAGCAGGGAAATATCACTATCAATGCCCCGACAGCGCAAACCATCAACACAGAAACTGCAACAGTTAACACCAAAACCTCAACGATTAATGCTGAGAAAAAAGTAACGGTGAATTCGCCTTTATCAGAGTTCACCGGGGATGTGACGATACAAAAAGCCTTAACTGTTCTGGGCGGTGCTGCAATATCGGGCGGTTCAGGCGCAAGTGTCGAAGGCAATATGGCTATTACGAATGGCGATGTGACGGCAGATGCAATCAGCCTTAAACAACACACTCACACTTGTCCGCAAGGTGGAAAAACTGGTCCGGCTGAATAAGGAGGTGGTATGGCGCATACGCAGTACACACTGGCGCTGACAACGGACAACTGAGATTTATCGGTTGGCGCCGATGGAAGTTTAAAAACACTAAAAAAAGATGAGGCGATTCTTCAAAACGTCTGCAATGAGTGTCGATGCTTCACCGATGACCTCTATTTTGATCGTGATCGTGGTATTCCTTGGTTTAATGATCAACTTGGTCAAAAGCTTAGACCGGCAATAACTCAGTCGGATTTACGACTAGCCGCTTCAAGAGTCGATGGTGTAGAAAGTGTTGACGAGGTGAATTTAACCTTTTTATCAGATCAGGACAGAACACTTCATGCAGAAATTGAAGTCACTACGGAGAATGGTTTAAATGGCAGAGTTACAGTTTGATCCGCAAACAGGGGTGCAAGTCCCGGAAGTCTCCGAAGTAAGAGAAGACATCGGAAAGTCTGTTCAGAAGGCTTTCCAGACCGATCCAAATGATCCGGTAATCAACATAGAACCAACGACTCCGATGGGGCAGATCGTTGACGCATTGACGGCTGAGGTGTCGGCAAAAAACTCAGAAGTAGCAAAAATTGCCGATCAAAACAACTTGAATATTGCCACAGGTCGTTATTTAGACGCCCTCTCGTCTCTCTACTTTGTACAGAGAAAACTTTCTGAACCTACGATTGTTCAGTGTCAATGTACAGGCTTAAAAGGAACATTTATTCCATACGGTGCGATTGTTCAAGACTCGGACGGTAACCAGTACCGTCACAATGCCGCTCTCGGGGCAACCATTGGGGATGCGGGAACTGCTTTAACTACCTTCTCGTCAGTTGAACACGGGGCGCTTGAAGTCATGAGCGGAGCTGTCAATCAAATCGTTACGGTCATCCCGGGCTGGGATACTGTTACTAATCCAGAGGCCGGAGTGACTGGACGGGACAGAGAATCAGATGCGGAGCTTAGAAACCGATACCGCCAATCCGTAGCCATCAACTCTGTGGGCAATGTGGCCACTATTCAGGCTAACTTGGCCAATGTTGATGGCGTGATTGACGTTCAGGTGTTGGAAAACATCGGATCTGAAGCCGATACTCAATATGGCGTCAGCGTGCCCGCTCATGGAATTGCTGTTTGCATTTTCGGTGGTGAGGACTCTGACATTGCTCAAACCATTTTCCAGACGAAAATGGGCGGAACAAGTATGGATGGCAATGCAACGGTCAGTTTTACCGAAGAGGAAGTCAATACTATTCATTCCTATCCGATTTATCGTCCGACCGTAGAAAACTTCTACGTCAAGGTTGAGTTTTATACATCAGCAATGGGCGAAGGTGTTCAAAGTGAAATTCAGTCCGTCATTGTTGATGATGCCTTGGGTCAATTAGAAAACCCGAGAATCGGTTTGGCCCAAACGATTTATGCAGATAGGTTCAGAGCGTCCATTTATACAAAAACCACTCTGCCGGTGAAATCTATCCAAATTGCATTGGACAGTCCGAGCAATTGGACAGACGTTTTGCAAATTGATACTGACGTTGAACCGGCTATTACCGCTGACAATGTTCAAATCGTTTTAGGGAGCGGATCATGAGTACGGACACGCAGACTTGGCGTGACATTATGCACGTTGAGAACATGATGACTGTCCCCAATGTCCAATCTATTCAATCTGAAGCTATTCAAAGTCAGTATGACTCAAGCCCGAAACTCAAGGCGTTTTGCCAAATATTTCAAGACGGCATTGATGCGACAAAAGACTTCGACAATGTTTTGAAATACATAAGCGATCCCAATCAAGCCAAAGGGATTTTTTTAGACTGGTGGGCTGATCGTGTTGGGGTTTCAAGAACACTCGAAACGAACGGTACTTCGGTTTTACTGACCGATGATCAACTTCGTTTTCTAATTTTTTACAGGGCAGCCGCTAATATCGCAGATGGTTCTTTAAATCGAATCGCCGAATTGTTAAGGAGACTTTTGGGTGTACCAGTTCAGGTTTATGACAACCTTGACATGACTATCAGTATCCGAATTTTAGGTGTTTTGACTCTTCAGCAAGAATACATCTTGAGAAACTACGGCCTCTTGATGCGCGGAGCAGGTGTCGGATACAACATCATCATTCAGAATCCGAACACTCCGACATTTGGTTTTGATAAATCAGGACTTCAACCATTTAATCAGGGCGTTTTCAATCCTGTCATTGAGATTTCATTGGAATAAAGCATGAGTAATTATCCTAAATATTTACTTGGTTCCATTATTGGAGCTAAGGGTGACTTTGTTGTGCCTCCAGAAACAGCAGAAGAAGCCGGCGATGGTCGTTTATCAATGCAGGAAGGCTGGACTCTGATTAACCAGACTCCTCTTAAAGAGGGCGGTATTGCACCGTTCAGAGAGGATATGAACGGTTTGGCCTACCTTTTGAGCCAATTCCTTGTTTGGCAACAACAGGGCGGCTTGATGAATTACACCTCTTCCCTTAATTATGAGGTAGGCAACGAAATCCTGAGTGACGGGAAAAAATGGAAGTGTGTTGCGGAAAATGGACCGGGAACAACAGCAGGTGTTAAGTCTCCTGCTCCCGGGTCAGATTATTGGAAACACGCCGATCAATCGCGATACGCCGGCGAAGTAGTTCCGTTTTACAACGTGACGTTGGGCGGTTCTGACGGTCGCCGTCCTATCTTCTGGGGAGAAACTGAACCTGATGAAGGTTGGGTTTTGTGTGACGGCGGAAGTGATGGACAAGGCGGAAATGTTCCGAATTTGATCGGAAAGTCCATTGAAGGTAGTAACACTCAAGACGCCGGCGGTTCATCAGGCGGAGTAACCGTTTCTACATCGGGCTTGCCTGTTGGAGCAATTCTCTTGATGGCAGGTACTTTGTCAGACCCGAATGGTGAATATGTCCCTGCAACAGCATCGCAAAGTTTAGACATTGCTTCCTATCAAGAGGCATACGCTTCGTTGGGGACGACATGGGGAACCGGAGAGAGCGGAAAATTCCTAACTCCAAGTTTCAACGGCCGCTGGTTAAAGATGAGCGGAGAAAATACGCTCGGAACCAATCTTGAAGCCGGTCTACCAGACGCATCGGGCCATTTCGGAACTATCTCGTATTCGGGTATCGGAGGATGCTTTAAGGGAGGCGGTTATCAAGGTGTCCGTGGTACGTCCGGTGGCATTGGACAACCAGTTGATTTCAAGCTGTCTTACGGAAATCCAATTTTCGGTACGTCCGAAGATGTTCAGCCACGATCTTCAGTTGTTGATGCTTATGTGCACGTAAAGGCCTCCGGTACAAGCGGATCGACAACAACAGGCGCCAGATACAAAATGGCCTATTTTGTGAAACTTCCTGATTAATCGGGAAGCTTTATGAAATAAGCGAGTTTGTACCTTAGGCCGGTTTGCGCCACGCCGGATGTTGAGGTTGTTTTGACATGAACGTATGCATCAACTACCGCACTTCTTGGTTGTACCTCGTCCGAAGCGCCGTAGATCTGGTCACACTTACTTGCATCAAACCCAAAAACAATGTTGTCGTAGTCCGTTTCGTTCGTACCACAACCAGTTTTGCCAGTATTGTAGAAAGCTCCCGTGGCTATATATCCGTAGTCGGCTCTTTCTGGACCGTTAAACGTTCCAACAATATTGGGAACACCGGGACTAAGAAGTTCTCCTAGGGTATCGCTTCCGCTCATCTTTAAAAATGGAAATAAGCATGACAGAAAGAAATAAAAATATTTGCCGGAGTTAACTATGGCAGATGTGACTTTTAAATTCAGAATTGTCTTAAATTCACAAGGCAGTATTAGCGGTCCTGCTCTTATTGAGCAGCTTGAAGATGGGATTAATGACATCGGAGCATTGGCGGCGGAGTCAAACAATCAATCTTCGGAAGCGGAAAGATTGGCAAACCAGGCTGTTGAAACGGCCAATAACGCACAAAGCACAGCAAACAACGCCACTGCCACCGCCGAATCAGCCATTGAGCAAGTCGGAACTTTGGGTACGGTTGTCGATAGCTGGAACGCACGAATCACACAGGCTGTAACTGCCTCTCAATCAGAGGTTCAAACAGCCGGTGAAGCCAATACAAAATCCGACACGGCTGTAAGCACGGCGAACACCGCTTTGTCTCAGTCACAAACAGCAGTTCAAACGGCTCAACAAGCTGTTCTTGATACAAGCGCAGCTGAAGAGCGAATTAATGCGGCCGCTCAACAAGTGGCAACAGACAAAGCGAATGTTCAACAGAACGCCGCCGAATCAGCGACAAACGCAGGAAACGCAGCAACTTCTGCTCAGTTGGCTGAAAAATGGGCTACTTGGTTGGGCGACCCCGAAGAACCAGAAAACCCAGATAAAACCGTTGATGGTACAGAGTATTCATCGAAGTATTACGCAGAACAAGCAGCAAACACTCTGTCTGAAACGGTCAAGGTTACAGCTCAAACCCTGACAGACGAACAAAAGCGACAGGCCAGAACAAACATTGACGCCGTTTCACAAACGGAGCTGATGGAAATTTTGAACGAATACATAGACGGGACTCAAACCAATGACATCGAAAGTTGATCTTGAAATTAATCAGGGTTCTGACTATTCCGTGTTTTTTGTGATACGAGATTCAGCCGGCACCGTTGACTTAGCCGGGTACAAGGCGGCCATGCAGCTGAGAAAACAGGTCTCCTCACAAGAAGCCGATGACACACTAAGCACCGAAAACGGACGGCTTGAGATTTTCCCGACAGAAGGCAAGGTAAAAGTGAATTTCACTAATCAGGTCACGTCAGGATATAGCTCGACATCGTACAAGTACGATTTGGAAATCGTCTCACCCGGTGGTTTTTTGACCCTGTTCAGAAGGATTAATCAGACATGGCAGCGACTACGCTAAAAGAGGCCGTCATTCAGGCATTAAACAAGGCGGCAAACGCTTTATATTCTCCTCAAACACT